ACTTACCATGAAAACAACTTGGTTAGACATAGAAACAACATATAAGGTAAATGAAGATAAGAAGTCTGATGCTGATCCCTACACAGGAAACATGTTGGTGTCTGTTGGTTATATGCGTGGTGATGAAGAGAAATATCTTTGCTTTTATCATAAGGAGCAAAAACCTACTGAAAATGCTAAAGACATTCTACAAGGTGTTTTAGATGATACAGATCTGTTAGTGGGCCATAATATAAAGTTTGACCTAAAGTGGCTACGAGCTTGTGGATTTACGTATACAGGCAAAGTTTATGATACTATGATAGCAGAGTATATTATACATGGGGGGGAGAAGGTTCCCCTGTCTCTTGAGAAGTGCTGTGAACGATATGCACTGTCTCCGAAGAAAACTGGTTTAATCGAAGAATATATGAAAAAAATTGTATCGTTTGAGGACATACCTTGGAAAGTTGTAGAGGAATATGGTCGTGCTGACGTTCAAATAACAAAAGAATTATATGAAGCACAGCTAAGTAACCTGCCTGAATCTTTGAAAGCAACCTGTGAGTTGATGAATGAATTTTGTGATGTGCTGTGTGATGTAGAGAATCATGGATTACAAATAGGATTAAAGAATCTTTTTGAAATCAAGGCTACCTATACAAAAGAGGTAAGAGAATTAGAACAGTATCTGACAAAGGAAGTTAAAGAGTTGATGGGTGACACTCCTGTTAATCTTGACAGTCCTGAAGATAGGTCTAAGATTATATTTTCTAGAGCTGTACTCGATAAGAAGCAGTGGGCTGGGTACTTTAACTTAGGATATGAATTACGAGGAAACTCTCGAAAGAAAAAAAGACCTAAGACTATGGGTGTACAAGCTTTTCAACAGAGTTTAGTAAGATACACAAGACTTTTATACAGAACAAGAATGGAGAGGTGTAGGGCCTGTGGAGGCATAGGATATAAGTATGCTTTAAAACGTGATGGTACAGTAGGAAAACAGAAACGTATCTGTAAGCCTTGTAACAAAAAGGGTGTTGTGTACAGACAGACTAAAGACTTTGCAGGGTTGGGTATACAGCCAAGAAATACTCTGGATCTCACTGTGCATGGATTTAAAACAGATAGACCTACTCTTGAAGGGTTAGTCCTTACAGCAAGAGATGATCAAAAGCTTTTTATGGAAAGCTATATAAGATACAATGCAATTAAAACATATTTAAAAACCTTTATAGAAGGAATAGAAAAAGGTTTAGATAACAAACGTAGAATCCATCCACACTATATGCAATGTGTTACTTCTACAGGAAGATTATCTTCTAGGAATCCTAATTTCCAGAACATGCCACGAGGTGGTACATTTCCTGTACGGAAAGTAGTTATTAGTAGATGGGAGGGTGGACATATACTTGAAGGAGATTATTCCCAGCTAGAGTTTAGGGTTGCCGGCTTTTTAGCAAAGGATAATAAAGTGTACGAAGATGTTAGAAATAATGTTGATGTACACTCGTTTACAGCATCTGTGCTGGGTGTGTCTAGACAGGATGCAAAGGCTGATACGTTCAAGCCTTTGTATGGTGGTCTATTAGGTACACAAAAACAGATGGAGTATTATCGAGCATTTAAAAGCAAGTACAGCAAAATTACTCAGTGGCATGAAGATTTACAAAATGATGCTATCACGAATAAAAGAGTTGTACTGCCTTCTGGCCGATACTATAACTTTAATAATGTATATAGAATGAGGTACGGTGGAGTTTCAAACTCTACAGCAATAAAAAATTATCCTGTTCAAGGGTTTGCTACAGCCGATCTCCTGCCTATTGCACTAATTAAATTAAAAAAGTTGTTGACAGATAGGCAAATGTTGAGTATAATATGTAATACGGTTCACGATTCCATTGTGATGGATGTGCATCCTGACGAACAAGAATCTGCTGTACAGACAATGAAAGAAGCTATGTTGTCTTTACCAGAAGAATGTAAATCAAGGTACAACATTGATTATGATATGCCGATAGGAATCGAGATTAAAATAGGTAACAATTGGTTAGACATGAAGGAGATATATAAATCATGACAGAAACCACAATGAATACTTCTCTACCTGCAGACATGTCAAATGTCTCTACAGAGGAGATGATGAAACTAACTGGCCAACTTGACATGGCTACTACCAAATCTTCTATGGGTAGATTGGCAATCAATCATGCTACAGAAGATTATGATGGTAATAGTTTACCAAGAGGTTGGTTTAGTTTGAATACTCCACCAGAGGAGCCTGTATATGGTGAGAAAGCTACCATGCGTGTTTTCATGCGTACTTATTCCTACTTTGTTTGGAATAATGAAGCTGGTGCTTTTTCCTGCCAAACTGTACAGGCACCTTCTTTCAGCAGTGACTTTTATGATACTGAAGGAGGCCTCAAGTGTGGCAAGCTAGACTACAATACCGTAGAAGCACTACCAAAAGATAGTCCAGAATGGATTGTACAAAAAAGTATTAAGTGCAGTCAGAATCTTTATGGCCTTATATCTTTTGAGAATGCTGTAGATAAGAAAGGCAGTAAAACTACTGTAAAGAATGTTCCTTGTATATGGTATGCAAAAGGAGCTAACTTCACACCTGTGGGTGACTGCTTGAAGAGCCTCAGTAGACAGAAGCAACCTATGTGGCTGATGAATATTGGGCTGTCTTCAGTACGGAAGAAAAAAGGTGGTAACATCTACTTCCATGCAGAGCTAACACCTCAGAAGGCAGTATCATGGGCTGAAGAAGACGATGCACTTATGAGACAATTCATGGAGTTTGTTAAAGGGCATAATAATAATGTTATGAAATCATATCATTCTGCTCATGATAAAGACTCTATTGAATATGACTCAGTTGTAAATGAATAACTTTATATTACATAGAGTGCAAGGATTTCTAGATCGTGTTTCTAAGGAGGGACATGATCTAGATCCTAAACTTGTGGAAGAGTTTAAAGAGGCTTGTGCTAAATCTATAACACGTCAGTTTTCCAATAAGAAAGAGAACTGGAGGCCTCGTATGTCTTCTCTAGGTAGACCTCTATGTCAACAGAAAATGGAAAGAGATGGAGTAGAAAAGAACTTTGAATACAATGCTTTACTTCGTTTTATATTCGGTGATCTTGTCGAAGCACTTACCATATTGGTAATGAAATCGTCAAGTGTGAATGTAGAAGAAGAACAGGAAGCTGTAAAATTAAAGTTAGGTAAGAACTCTGTTTCCGGTACGTTGGATGTTGAAATAGATGGAAAGGTATGGGATATTAAATCTGCCAGTCCTTATGCTTTTGAACATAAGTTTGGAGAGATGGGAGGATATAAGAAAATAAAAGAAGATGATGTGTTTGGTTATATTGTACAAGGATACTTATACAGCAAGGCAAAGGATAAAGATTTTGGTGGGTGGATTGTTGTCAACAAAGCCAGTGGTGAGTGGACAGTATGTGAAGCACCAGAGATGCAAGAAGCAGATAAGAAGGAAGCCCTTGCTTTAGCAGAGAAAAATTTAAAAGCTTTAGTAGAGGGGGAAAAATTTAAAAGATGTTTTACAGACACAGAAGAAACATACAAAGATAAAGATAAAAATATTAAGAAAACAGGCAACAGGTTGCTGTCCAGCATTTGTGGATTCTGTGACTTTAAGAGGACATGTTGGCCTGATGCTATTATGCACAGGAAGGTAGGATCAACAGCACGTTTTCCAAAATCTGTTTGGTACAGTAAACTTAAAAAACGGGAGGTATAATGCCAATTTATTTTCAGACTGACGTTGTCTTTTCAGACATTTATATGAATGATAACGTGTGGTTTGCTTACCCAGATTCTGAAGATAAAAAAGGAGGAGCAGATATTATAAGAGAACTACGAACTAATACTTCAACCATTCCTATTAGAGTTTGTAAAAGTTTCTATGAAGGAGGCATGTGGAATGACTTTGACTATGAATATAAGACTGATTTGTTAATGAAAGATTTTGATAAAATACAGAAAGTATTAAATAGAGGGGGTTTAGTCTGTTACTACATGGCAGAATGGACAGAGCATCTTGAGAAGATGAAAAAGAACTGTCCTAAGATCTTTGAGTTTGCTGTAGAAGAGTCTGGAGCTTTGTTTGATGCTTATCCTCCGAAGGATATAAAATTACGAAAGGATAGATAATGAACTGTTTGCATTGTGGTACAGAACTTATACATGGTGGAGACCATGATGGTGAAGAAGAAGAGGATCATGATATTGTTAGCAATTTAAGTTGTCCTAACTGTGAGACATTTGTTTTAGTTTATCATTCATTTGAGAAAGAAAGCATTTGAAACGAGCACATGGATACCGATCTAACTTTGAATTAGATATAGCTAATCAGTTAGTCAAAAACAAAGTACCTTTTTCCTACGAAAAGATTAACTTTAATTATGTAAGACACAGTACATACACACCAGATTTCTATCTAAAAGATCAGGATTTTTATATAGAAGTAAAGGGATTGTTTACAGCACAGGATAGAGGTAAGCATTTGTTAATAAAAAAACAGCATCCAGATTTAGACTTACGGTTTCTGTTCATGAAAGCTAGTAATAAATTATATAAAGGATCAAAAACTACTTACAGTGGATGGTGTGAGAGATATGATATTAAATGGTGTCAAAGTTTTATACCAAAGGAGTGGATAGAATGAGATCAAAAGATGTAAAGAAAAGATTTGAAAAGTATAAAAAAGATTTACCAAAAAATTCTTTTTGTGTAATTCTACAAGATGATGAAGATGGGTTGACTAATTTTATGTCTTATGATACTACAAATGAACAGATGGTTACAACATCTTATATACTT